GTGCATTTGGTGCGAGCCTAATATCCATTCTTGGCACTCCAAATTGTCTAACTGCCGTGCCTCTCCATTGTTGGTTAAGAAGACATTTTGCCATGGACGTATAAGGCAAAGTCACGTCAAGTGGCGTAAGATCAGACATGGGGTAGATTTGGGCATTTGATACTCCATAAAATAGGCTCGCTGGAGTGCCCGTTGTCATTTCTTGACTAATGACATCATCGCCGATCGTATTATAACCGAGATCGTAAATCGTATCTACGTTCATTTCAAAACCTGACTGACCAAGCACAGCCACGCGAATGCCTCCTCTCCAATAAAGAAAGCATGTTCGGAAGAAGTCTTGGAAACAACCTCTCCCACCATTCGCAACCCGGTTAATTCCACCGGGTCTAACGTGCAAAAGCAACGTTGACATTGTTTCGTCCTTCACGTACTTAACTTGATCGTAATAAGACAACATATTTGTGAAATCTCGCACAAGTTTCAAAGTGCAAGGCGTAGAGTAGTCCTGATTCACATACAATTTGCCTTTTCCGAGCATTGGATACTTGGAGTCCCGCAAACACTCCATTGATAGCGATGGAAACGTACAAGGATCATCAGCCTTGTAATCCTGCGGTTCGTACATCTGAGCTTCCATTTGTGACGTAAATGGTACTGTGAACGGCTGCAAATTTGGTACAGCAATTTGGAAATCATCACCTGCAGACACAAAGACCTGAATAGTCACTGGATTAATTGGATTCTGTGACGAAGTTAGAATGTTGACAACGCTAATTCTCAACATACCGAGACTATAAAATTCTCGCAAGTCAACTTGTGTGGGTTTACCAATCAACTTCCATGGCGTTCGATGCACGTAAGGAATCGTCACTGCAATTTCTGTTTGTTGCTTGATGTCCCATACAACATTCATCAAGTGTGTATATTGATTTGGTGCTGGCGTCGTTGTTCGTGGTTGAAATTCCCAAGGATCGTATGAAATACGTAGGCGTCCTGCATGGAATTTAGATGCAATACATGCAAAATGAAAACGCAAACTACCTCTCCATTGAGTCGCTGTTTGCATTATTCGAGCAATGGGTAGCTGAACATACAGTGCATCTGAAACCGGTCTCTCGAACGTGAAAGGATTCAAATTTGTAGCCACAACTATTTCTCCCACTATTTGCGTGCTTGTCCATGTTACTGCTTGCAAACATGCTGGTCTCTGCATGTAATACAATAGACTATTTGCAGATAGAGCATCGTTGACATTAGCATAATTCACGTCTAGACACGCTTTAGGATCGTGCATCATGACTGTAGTGTTGGGCAAATCTTCACTTCGGTACAATTGCGTTTGCTTTTGCATCATAGGTG